AGGAAATATTGCAACGGGTTAAATGATAAACAAAATCTTTTATTAATATTTAAACAAAAAGAATGATGAACGCAAAAGATGCAATTATGCAAATTAGGGCTTTATTCGAAGATATGCCACAAGTAGAAGCACCTGCTCCTGCTGAAGCACCAATCGAGGAAGTACCTGTTACATTCGCAGAATATAGCCTTATGGATGGTACAAAGGTTATGATTAGCGAATTAGCTATTGGCGGTGTAGTTACTTTAGCTGACGGAACACCTGCTCCAACTGGCGAACACCAATTAGCAGACGGAACTCAAATCGAGTTAGACGAAAACGCTAAGATTATCTCTATCGAAACTCCAGAAGTAGAAGCTGAAATCGCTGACGAAACTCCTGCTGAAATGGGTAAAAAGATGGATGAGAAAATGGCAGACGAAATCGCTGCTTTAGTTTCTGAAAACGAAAATCTTAAAACACAAGTAGCACAATTAGAGGCAAAAGTTAAGAATGGCTTTAGTCAAGTAGCTGAACTTATAGAAGCACTTACTAAGACACCTAACGCTGAACCTATTGCGCAACCGAAACAAACATTTGGTTCTAACGTAACTACAAAAGATATGAAGTACGATAGAATTGAAAAATATAGAAACGCTTTATTAAACAAATAAAAATAAAATAAAATGGGATTTGATGTATCTGCATTAGCAAACTATACAAAAGAAAACGAAGCTCTACTTGTAACTTCATCTGTATTGGGTGCAAAAACTGCTGCTCTTATTAAGAGTGCAGGTAACGTTATGGTTGGCGTGAAGTCAAGCGAGAAAATTAACATTATGGAAACTGACGCTATCTTCCAAGCAGGTGGCACTTGTGGTTTCAATGCTTCTGGCTCTACAACTTTCACTCAACGTACTGTAACTCCGGGCAAGATTAAAGTGAATGAAGCTTTATGTCCGAAGGATTTGGAAGCAAAGTACCTTCAGAAAGCTTTACCAACAGGTTCTATGTACGATAGTATTCCTTTCGAGCAAGAATTTTCTGATAAGAAAGCTAAAACTATCGCTGCACAATTAGAAACTGCTTTATGGCAAGGCGACACTTCAAGTGTGAACGTAAACTTAAACAAGTTCGATGGTCTTGTGAAGTTAATCGGTGCTGCTTCAGGTGTAGTTGCTGCAAACGCTTCTACATTTATTTCAGGTGCTCCTTTAAGCTCTATTACTGCTGCTAACGTAATCTCTATCTTTGATGGCGTTTATCGTGCAATTCCGGCAAAAGTTGTAGCTGCTGACGATATGACTATCTTCTGTGGTCAAGATTTATTCCGTACTTACACTATTGCTCTTAAAAATAGCGGTAGCTTCAATTACCAAATTGATGTTAAAGCTGATAGCGAGTTCGTACTTCCTGGTACTACAATCAAAGTTGTAGCTGTTGCAGGTCTTAACGGAACTAACAAAGTTTACGCTATGCGTTTAAGCAACTTGTTCTTAGGTACAGATTTACTTAATGAAGAGGAAAAATTCGAAATCTTTTACGCAAAGGAGGCGGACCAAATTAGATTTGTAAGTGAGTTCAAAATGGGTGTGAATATCGCATTCCCTGACGAGGTTACTGCATTCGTTCTTGCATAATTTATAGGGTAGGTTGAAATATACCTACCCACTTTTTTCAAACTAATTAATTCAAACAATATGCCTTGCGCTTTAACCCAAAATTATACCTTAGACTGTAAAGACAGCCTAGGCGGTATAACCGAAGTTTATTTTATAGCAGAAGCAGATGTTACTTCTACAACAGAAGCGAGTGGTGTAATCACCGCTTTAGTAAAAGCATCTGGCAAGAAGTTCTTTAAATACGAACTTGTAAAAGGCACTTCTCAATTAGTTGAGAATGTTAATGCAAACGTACAGAATGGAACTATCTTTTATGCTCCGGAATTAACCATAGTATTAAATAAATTACAAGCGAACACAAGAAACGAAATCTTGTTGTTGGCTCAAAACACTTTAGTAGCAGTTGCCAAAGATAACAATGGCAAATATTGGTACTTAGGAAAAACAAGAGGCTTAGACCTTACAGGCGGTAGCGCAGGTACAGGTACAGCTGACGGTGACAGAAGCGGTTACACTCTTACCTTTACAGGTGCTGAGCCAGCCCTTGCTCCAGAAGTAAACTCTACTGTGGCAGGTCAATTAACTACCGCAGGTTCTTAGGTTGTTTTGGTTTTGTATATAGATGCCCTCGTCATTAATTTGGCGGGGGTTTTTTATTTTGCAAACAATCGCAATAGTTTATATTTATAGTTGTGATAAGATTAACTAAGGGGCAAACCCAAAATATTATACTTACTTTGACTGAAAAGCAACTTCTTACAAACCCAAACTATTTGTTTGTTTTTGAGAATAGAAGCACCAATACAGAGATAAAGTTTATTAAGTTAAACAATACGGATATAAGCGGATATAAGGAAAGGTTCAACGAGTTTAGCATCGTAGTAAATGACTACTTTGATTGCTCTTTAAACGGGCAATATTCGTACTTTGTTTACGAACAAGCAAGTACTACCAATAAAAACCAAACAGGCTTAAACCTGCTAGAAAGTGGCATTATGGAGCTTTCAGGAACTACTATATCATATAACGAATACGAAACAACAAGCACATTCACAATAAGACAATAATGGAAATACAAGTATTGACATTTGCGGAAGCAAAGCAACCAGAATATAAAGAGAAAAAAGGCGAAGGGTATATGCAGTATGGTCAAAACAATGACTATCCTCAATACCTATTAGACCTATTTAACAAATCTGCAAAGCACAACGCTATTATTAGAGGCAAGGTAAACTACATTGTCGGCAATGGTTGGGCAGGCGAGCAAGATATAGTTAAGAAGGTTAATAGAGAAGAAACCCTTAACGACCTAACTAAAAAGGTTGCTTTAGATTTAGAACTATTTGGTGGTGCTTATATCCAAGTTATTTGGAGTGTTATGGGTAGTCAAATCGCTGAATTGTGGCATTGTGATTATACAAAGATTAGAACCAACAAAGACAATACGCAGTTTTGGTATAAAGAAGATTGGAAGCTTACACGCAACCAAGAAAAAGCTGAAGTTTACAATGCGTTTAACCCTGCTAACCCACAAGGTGTGCAGATACTTTACGTTAAGGAGTATCGCCCAGGAATGAACGTTTATAGCCTTCCTGGTTATTTTGGCGCACTTAACTACATTGAAAGTGATGTAGAAGTTAGTAAGCACGTTTTAGGTAATGCTCAAACAGGCTTTAGTGCAAGTAAACTTATTACTTTACCAAACGGAGAGCCAAGCCCTGAAGAGAAGCGTCTTGTAAGTAAGCAGTTCGATAATATGTACACGGGTGCAGACGGCAAGAAGTATTTACTTGCGTTTGTAAACGATTTAACCCGTAAGCCTATTGTTGATGACTTAGGTGCAAGTGATTTAACTAAAGAGGACTTTAGCCGTGTAGACGAACTTATCCAAACTAACATATTTAGCGGACACCAAATTACAAGTCCTGACTTGTTTGGTATTGCTACTCCTGGTCAATTAGGAAGCAGACAACAAATGCGTGATAGCTACGAGATATTCCGTAATACATACGTTCACTACAAGCAAATGCAAATTGAAGGCGTATTTAATATGCTTGGACAATATGCAGGTGTAACCGAGGAGTTAAAGCTTCAGCCTGTAGACCCTATTGGTATTGACTTTAGCGAAAGCGTAATTAAAGAAGTTGCACCTAAAGAATGGATATTAGAAAAGTTAGGTATTGACCCTACTAAATACGGATTGCCTCTTGAAACCGAGCAGCCAATGGCAGCAAGTCCTTTAAGTGTGAATGAGCATATTAAAGGCTTAAAAGGTAGAGAGTGGCAAAATATGCAGCGTATTATTAGAGATTTTAACAAGGGAAAGATAACAAGAGAACAAGCAAGTTCAATGTTAAAAGGTGGATATGCTTTAAGCGATGAAGAGGTTGCTACTTGGTTAGGAACTGAAGAACTTGAATTTAGCGAAGAGGATTTTCAAGTTTTTTATGAGTTCGGGGAAGATGAAGATAAGTACAACGTATGGAGTGAGCGTAGAAAGTTTGAAGATAATCAATTTCAAGCTTTTGCAGATGTAACGCAATTACAAAGTAATATCTTAGATTTAATTAGTAAGCAAAAGTATATTACACCTGAAGTTATTGCAGAAACACTTAAAGAAGATGTAGGTGCGGTAAAGCGTGTTATTAATACCTTGGTTGAAAAAGGTTTTATTAAAGCTACCGAGGTTAAGATAGGCAAAGGCATTGACCAAAACATTCAAATTGAAAGAACATTAACAAGACCTTTAAGCGAGATTGTAGAAGCTATGAAGCCTGAAACTACCGAAATTTTAATACGTTATGCGTACAAATGGAAAGCAGGTTTTAGCAATATAGACATAAGAACAAGCAGACCATTTTGTAGATACTTAGTAGGTGCAAAGAAGGTTTATAGTATGTCTGAAATTCAGCAAATGAGTGCAAGGCTTGGGTACGATGTTTTTGAACGTGGTGGCGGTTGGTATACATTACCAGGAACTAATACGCACTCACCAAGTTGCAGACACGAGTGGAAGTCAATGATAGTAACGAGAAAAAAATAAGAAATGAGCTTAAACACATTATTCATAAGCGTACAGAATATTAAAGACAGGTCTGGCTTACACGCTAACGTAGACGAAAAACTTGTATTGCCTGAGATTAAGACCGCACAAGACATTTATATCTTACCTGCGCTTGGTAGTGCTTTGTACAATCGTTTACAAGACGGAATTAATAACTGCACACTAAACCCTGACGAAACAACGTTATTAGATAACTACATAGCAGATACTTTGGTACACTATGTACTTAGTGAATTGCCAATGGGTTTATCTTATCAGTTCTACAATAAAGGGTTATTAAGAAAAAGTGGCGAGAATACAGAGAACCCTTCAATGCAGGATATGATTGACGTGGCTAATAGATACAAGGCAAGAGCTGAGTTCTATAAGCAAAGAATGATTAAATACCTAAAAGAATATTCTACGACTTACCCTGAATACCTTAATCCTGGAAGTGGCATTGATGCAATCCACCCCGAAAACGATGCTTACACAACGAGCATTTGGCTTGGAGATTTTGATTGCTGCGCAGGTAAAAGCTTTGAGGAACTATATCAAGGGAATAGAGGTTGTAGCGACTGTTAATATGAGCAAAGTAACAACAATAAAAAACCAAAATAAACTTCGTGTTTATTTAGAAAAAATTAAAAATGAGCCTAACGTTAAACCAAATCGTCAAACAAATAACGACACTCGGAAACGACCACGAACAAATTAACTTTGTTTACTTTGGCGATGTGTGGGAACGTTTGTCTAATGGCGAGGTTACTTACCCTGCTATGTTCTACACTTTAACGGGTGCGACTATAAACGCTAAAAATATTACTTATAATTTTAGCCTTTATTTTATGGACAGAATGTTAATGGAAGAAACAAACGAAACCGAAGTTTTATCGGATATGACTTTAGTAGGTCAAGATATTGTAGCGCAGCTTAGATACCCTAAAGCAATTTGGGATATTGGCGACACCGCACCTTTGACTTACTTTACCGAAAGCGACCCTGACTATCTTGCAGGGGTTAAAATAGATATAACAATGGAATTACCTTACCTAAACGACAGATGCCAAGTACCTTCAATTTACACTTATTAAATTTAAAATATGTCTTGTAGTTCATCAACCGCAGATTTTCGCCCTGCACAATATAATATCCAACTTTGGCGGAACGATAGTTGGGTACAAACTTTTGCCATAACGGCTGAGAATGTACCTGTAAACTTAACGGGTTCTACTATTACTATTCAAGTTCGCAAAACTGCTAACGCTACTGCGGTAGATTTAAGCTTATCAACGGGTGGTAATGGCATTACTATTTCTGGTGTGGGTAATAACCAAATTGTTTTGAACAAAGTTGTTAATATTGCCGCAGGAAACTATTTATATGATATGAACGTTACCTTCCCAAGTGGTGTTGTTAAGACATACGTTTGGGGAACTTTTTTAGTACAAGAAGATATAACTAAGATTTAATGAGTACAACAATAACACCTACTGAGCAGAATATAGAAATTAACGTTAATAACGATGTAATTGATATTAATGTTACAAACGAAATAGTAGATGTTAATGCTACTACTCAACAAATAGATATTAATGTTGCAGGTGCTTACCCTTTACCTAACCCTGTTTTGTCGGTGTTTGGTAGAACGGGTTTAGTAGTTGCAACCGAAGGGGATTATACTTTAACACAATTAGGCGATGTAACTTTATCAAGTCCATCAAACGGACAGGTTTTAAAATATAACGGCACTGCTTGGGTTAATGGTTTAGATGCAGGTGGTATTACTACTTTAAATACTTTAACTGCATTAAGTCAATATTTTGCAACAGGAACAAGTGGTAGTGATTTTAATATTTCAAGTGCAACGGCTACACATACTTTTAATCTACCTACGGCATCGGCTACAAATAGAGGTGCTTTGTCAAGTGCAGATTGGACTACTTTTAACAATAAGCAAAATGCTTTAACTAACCCAATAACAGGAACAGGTACAAGTGGACAGGTAGCTTACTTTAATGGTACTACAAGTTTAACAAGTGAATCTAATTTATTTTGGGATGCTATTAATGATAGATTAGGAATAGGTGGGACTCCGGGTGCTTTTACTTTAGATGTTAATGGAACTGCAAAGGTTGGAACATCGCTTACAATACTATCACCAAATGCCTTACAAAATTTAGTGATAAGCCACGATAATAGTGATGTTTATCTAACTGCAAGTGCTTCAACAAGTTCAATTAGAGCAAATAAAAGTATTAGACCAACAACAAATAACTCAATTACTCTTGGCTCATTTAACTTAATTTGGTCACAAGTTTATGCAAGGCAATTTTTGCCAACTATAGGAAGTGCGACAGGAGTACCTTATGCTTTTACTGATGGTAGTGGTAATACTATTCAATCAGGTATGTTTGGTGGAGCAAATTTTTTAGCCTTTTCGGTAGTAGGAACAGAGGCAGCAAGATTTGCAGATACATCACGAAACCTCCTTATTAACACCACCACAGACGCAGGTTTCCGTCTTGACGTTAATGGTACTGCAAGAGTACAGGGGGTAGCAACATTTACAATTGGCTCTTCAACACTTAATAGTTATTTAAATACAATAGATATAACTCAAACGAATAGTATTGCACCGGGGGCTTTCCCTACAATGGGATTATCTATTCAAGGTACATATACTGATATTAATGCTGCTAACAACACTCCATATAATCCATTTTTAAATGTTACACCTACAATAAATTTTACTAATTCAACTTTAAGTGGTGCTTTAAGAAGTGCTTTGAATCTTTCACCTATTTGGACTGCTACAGGTAGTAGAGATATAAATAATGGTATTACTCTTTTAAATATTAGACCTTCATTTACTGCAAGAAATGTAAATAACATTACGGGTATTTTATATAATCCTACATTTACTTTAAGTGGTTCACTTAATAACCACATAGCAATACAAACAGTAAGTGGCGATGTCTTATTATGTACAACAAGTGGTAACGTAGCAATAGGAACATCTACTTTAGCAACTGCAACAGAACTTACTTTAGGTGGTAGTCAAACTGCATCAAGTGCAATAGCAAGAGGTGGATTAATAAACACTACCTTAGTAGCAGCAGCAAACAATGATGTATTAGTAGGATTAGATATTAACCCTACGTTTACTAATGGTGCGTTTACGGGGGTGACGAACTTAGGGTTGAGAGTAACAGGTGGTGTAGGTCTTATTAATAGTAGTGGTACAAATAGAAGCACACAATTAACAACAAGTTTTGGAAATGATAATTTGCCAGCAATTAATATTTATCCTTTAAGTGGTACGAATGTCGGTCAATCTTTATATGTAATACCAAAAGGAACAGGATTTGGTGCAACTGTAAAATCACAATTTCTTCTTTTTAATACTGATTTTATTGCAGACCAAACAAATTATGAAGCGATTTATATTAGAAGCGCAGGTGCTTCATTTAATATTGCATCAGGAAAAGCTGGCACAGGTACTAATAGACCAATATTATTATCATCAGGATTTTTAGATGGTACAACTAATCCTAATCAATTTTGGGCTTATACAAGTGGAAATATTGGAATTAACACAAGCTCGGACGCAGGTTTTAGATTAGATGTGAATGGTACTGCAAGGGTACAGACAACTTTAACATTAAATGGTGCAACAAGTGGTAACATAATAATTACAAGTAGCGGTACAAATGATTGGGTTGTAGGAGGGAACGCTGGTGTTGCTACAAGGGATTTTAATTTGTATAATTACAACACAAATTCAATAAACTTAAGTGTAAATAGATTAAGCGGTAATGTTTTAGTAAATACCTCTACAGACGCAGGTTTCCGTCTTGACGTTAATGGTACTGCAAGGGTGCAGGGTACAATTACTTCATTAGTAGGGAATGGCAACATTTCATTAAATTTAACAAATGCTGCTGCTGATTCTGTTTTCATCAATACAATTTCTAGCACTTGGTCAAGAACTCAATTTACTTCTCAAAGTGTTAGCGGTTTTATTTATGCAAATCCACAAAATACAATTCAAGGAAGTGTTGCGTTCCCAACATCTATTGGTTTTGTAACTAATACTGCTGGAGTATCTACAGCAATAGGAACAACATTAGGAAGTAATGGTGGAAGTTGTCAATATTATTGTGGTAACAATTCTACAATAAATGGACATAGATTTTTTTATTCAAATAGTGAAAGATTTAGAATAGAAAGTAATGGTACGACAATAAGTGATAGTGGAACTATAAATATTTTATCTTCTGCATTATTAAATTTAGATAGCACAAATCGTGGATTCCTACCACCAAGAATGACATCAGCACAAAAGAACGCTATTAGTAGCCCTGCAACGGGATTAGTAGTTTACGATACAACATTAAATAAATTATCGGTTTACACAGGCGCAGCTTGGGAAACTGTAACAAGCTTATAAAACAAATAAAAATGAAACAAATCGAACCAGTGGTATTTCCACTAAACTTAGGGACTGCAACAATCTTAAATTCTTATTGCATCAATGACAATTTAAGCACTTCAGCAACCTTTTATTATGCGCTATTAAGCGATACACAAGTGCAACTATCACAAGGTAACTTGACTATGGAAGGGCAGGATTATGCTGATTGGCAGACAAACCAATATGCGTATGACTGGATAGCTGCAAAAATCAATGTTACAATCGTAGGCGATTATGTAGAAAATACAGAAATCTAATATAACTTTACAAAAAAAAACAACTATGAAAAACAAACAACTATTACAATTAGTAAGTAACATCAATGCCGTTATTGGAAATCAAAATACCAAGACGCAAAAGAAGCTCTTTAAAATCTACGAGAAGATTAAGCCACATCACGATGACTATAACACCGAAGTAGAAATTTTGCGTTTAGACAATGCGAGTACCGACGATAAGGATTGCTTATTACTTGATGAGAAGGGCGGTTACAAGTTCACAAAGGAAGGCATTAAAAAGCTTACTAAGGACATCGAGGCTTTAAATGATAAAGAATTTGACTTTGTAATAATTAACGTAGTCAATCAAGAAGGCTTACAGGACTTTACTTTCTTAGAAGATTGGACTACTGGCATCGAATTTAACAAACAAGAAGAAGAAGAATTATAAATGGAAAGTAACCACCAAGCAGACCAATCAACAATCGTATCTTTAATTAGTGCAACAATAAGCATTACAAGTATTCAACCACTATTCACATTGATTGCAAGTTTGGTGGCTATTGTTTCTGGAGCAATGGCTATCCGATACTACTACAAAATGACTAAAAAGCTTAAATGAGAATACTACTTTTAGCCTTATTACTTACTTCGTGTGCTTCGGTAAAGAAGGCATCGGAGCGTTTAGATAGCACTGTTGTTAAAACCTTTGACTCGGTGCGTGTAGTCGTTTTAGATAGCGTAACTAAAATAGTAGAAAAGGAAGAGTATTTTACCAAGACAATAACTTACTACGATACTTTGTGGGTTACTAAGGATAGTATGATAACAATTCCTAAGTACACGGAAACCTACACAAGAGGCACAAAAGAGAAACAAACGGATAGTAAGCAGACAAAGACGGACTCAATGGCTCTCAATCGCACAGAAAGTACCCAAATTTCGAAGATAACTAAAACTAAGGATAAGTCCTTCAGCGAATTTTATAAGGCTCTAATTGCGCTTATATTGATAATTACGCTAATCTTATTCTTTTGGAAACGTAAATAATATGGCAAAAGCAGCAAAAAGCGTAAACGTATCGGCTAACCCGTTACCTATTTCATTCAAAGAGTTTAGCAAAAACCCTGTTGTTGGTATGCTATTTTTATGTATCTGCGGTATTAGTTACCTCTACATTGACAATGCAAAGCGTAACGAAAAGCAAGACGAAAAGATAGGCAGCTTGTATGAAATGGTGCGTAAGAGCGATAGCAGTAACGCAGCAAGTACGGCTCGTTTGGAAATGGCAGTAGACCTTAAGGCTCTTAAAAAGTTTAAGTAATGCGCTATTTAATATTGTTTGCTTTGATAGGTTGCGGAACTAAGACCGATAACCAGATTAAAGAGTTGCAAGACAAAGTAAAGCAAAGCCAAGTGCAGAGTGAAGCGGTGCAGGGTGTGGCTTCTCAGGATAATAAGAAGGTAATTACTAAGACAGTGAAAACAATAGTTACCTTAAAACAAGAAGTAAAAGAATTAAAAAAGGAACTAAATGAAGTTAAGGCTAAATTGGACTCCGCTAATTCTGTTGATACTAATAGCACCAAGTTCCAGTTACGCCCAATACGTTAAGAAGATAGGCGGCGAGGATAAGATTGTTATTAGCCGTACAGAAGGCGAAAAGATTAACAACTCATTTGATAGCCTAACTAATTTAGTAAGCTACCAAAACACACGAATAGATAGCTTAATTAAAGCTAACATCAAGACAAGGGATAGCCTTCGCATCGACCTACTTACCCTAAAAGATACCCTTACAATACGCAATAAAATATCAAACGATACGTTAAACGACTATCGTAATAGGTATTATAAAAACATAGCAATCTATGAGCAGTACGAAAAGGATATGAACTTTGAACTAAAACTTCATAGGCTGAATTCTGTTTTGTTTGCTATGCTAACATTATTTCTATACTCACAAATAAAATAAGATGCAATTAAACGACAAAGGTAAAGACCTTATTAAATTCTACGAGGGCTGCAAATTAACTTCTTATCAATGCAGTGCAGGGCATTGGACTATTGGTTTCGGGAATACGTTTTATGAAGATGGCAAACCTGTAAAACCAGGAGATAAGATTACCCAAGAACGAGCAAATGAATTATTTGAAATCATAGCTAAAGAGTTTGCAGACAAAGTTGCTCCATTAGTTAAGAGTGCGGTTACTCCTAATCAATTCGCAGCCCTTACAAGCTTTGCCTATAACGCAGGTATAGGAAACCTAAAGAGTTCTACTTTATTAAAGAAGGTAAACGCTAATCCTAACGACCCTACAATAGCTTTAGAGTTTGCTAAGTGGGATAAAGCCGGTGGGAAAGTTCTTGCAGGTCTTACAAAGCGTAGAGCATCTGAGTCAAAATTATATTTCACACCTTAAATTAATACTATGAAATGGTTAGCCAATTTATTATCAGACGAAAGAGGTAGCGTGTCTACAAAGCGAGTTATTGCTTTACTATCGGCTTTATTTATCTGTGTTACCTTATTAGCTAATAGCTTCACGCATCAAGAGATTGCCCCTTCGGATAAACTTGTAGATGCCGTAATGGTTATTTGCATAGCTGCAATGGGTACTACTACAATAGATAAATTCAGCCAAAAATAAACAATGCTAAAATCAAAACGAAAACGACTATTCTTTGACATCGAAACCTCTCCTAACATTGGCTTTTTCTGGAGCGCAGGTTACAAGCTTAATGTAACTGCTGATAGCATTATTAAAGAACGTGCTATCATTTGCATCTGCTACAAGTGGGAAGACGAAAAAGAAGTTTACCACTTGGAATGGGATAGCAAACAGAACGACAAAAGAATGCTACAAAGTTTTGTAGAGGTAGCTAATACTGCTTCGGAACTTATAGGGCATAATGGCGACAAGTTTGACTTAGCCTGGATAAGAACACGCTGCTTGTTTCACGGGATTGAGATGTTTCCTAAGTACGTTACAATCGACACGTTAAAAGTAGCACGTCAAAAGTTTAGATTTAATAGCAACAAGCTAAATTACATAGCTGATTACTTAGGCATTGGCACTAAGATTAAGACCGAATATAGTTTATGGAAGGACATTGTTCTGCATAAGGACAAAGTGGCTATGGCTAAAATGATTAAGTACTGCCAAAAAGATGTTGTGTTATTAGAGCAGGTATTTAAC